GAATCCCCTAAGCCTATTGCAGGACGAATGGGAGCTAAAGATGTAGGGGCTGTAGGGATTAAAGCTGTAGGATCCCCTAAGCCTATTGCAGGACGAATGGGAGCTAAAGATGTAGGGGCTGTAGGGATTAAAGCTGTAGGTAAGCCTATTGCTGGATCCACTAATCCTGATTCCCTAAGCAGGACTATGGGACCAGCTAAGCCTATTGCTGGACGAATGGGAGCTAAAGATGTAGGGGCTGTAGGGATTAAAGCTGTAGGTAAGCCAGCTTCAGACCTAATGACTAGGACTAAGTTTTGAAACTACTATCTAAACAAGAACGACTTCAAATCTCTGAGGGCAACATTAAGTTACTAAAAGAATATCTTAATAGTGCCCTTGAAGATTGTAAAGACCAACTCTTGTGTTACAAGAAAGACAACACAGGTTTTGATAATGTATTAAAAGGCAGGGGTATTTTTATAAAAGAAATGCTCGATCTGCTAAACGCTGATAATCAGCGATAACTTCAATCTGTAAAAGTACCTACCTCATTAACCGCATTTATTTGCCTAATGAACCGTAGAGAAAACATACACTGGAGACTGGGAATGAGTTTAGAAAAAGTGTTAGAAGAAGAATCACAGTTGGAAGAAAAATTTTATGGAAGACCTACTGATAATCAAGAGGATGATACCACTTCTACAGTAGAGGATGGGGATGATGAAGTTGTAGTGGAGTCAACTCCTACTCAGGTTTCGCCTGGGGAAACAACTGAAGAGCCTGATAAAAAAACTCGGTCTTCTTGGAAGGCTAGGTTCTCTTCCTATAAAGCTGCTACAGATAAGACTATCTCCCTACTAAGGAAAGATAACCAACACTATATCTCCCAGATTCAAGAGGCTAGAGAAAAAATAGACTCTTTGTCGGGTAAGATCGCAGCCCTTATGTCTAAAGATGAAGACTTCTTCAATGGTGCAGTTACCGCTGAAGATATCGAAATCATAGGGCCAGAGGCTGTGGATGTTGTTAAGAAGGCCACTAAGACTGCCACAGAAAGGGCAGTTAATCCTTTAATTAAAGAACTTGAACGACTGAAGGCNAAAGAGCTTCAGAGGGAAAGGGCTGCAATTGATGATAAGGTTAAGACCAACTACAACTACTTCCTTAAAGATCTTGGGAACAGAGTACCAGATTATGCTGTGTTGGATAAAGACCCTAAATTCAAAAAGTACATGGAAGAGTTTGATTCATCTACTGGAGAGAAAAGGGTTGATATCTTCCGAAGGGCCGAAGATTATCTAGATGCTCCTCGTATTGCTGAGTTCTTCTTGGATTATAAAGACTCAATCCCAAAGAGTAAAAGAAGTGTACTTGAAGAGAATATCACACCAGATCAGTCTGGTGGTTCTGTAGGCTCTGTGAATAATTCTGATAAAACCACATTCACTTTGCAAGAAGTAGATAAGTTTTTTAGTGATTATTCTAAAGGGGTTTATAGGAATAAAGAAAAAGAAGCTTCACAAATAGAGGCTAGGATTACTAAAGCCTACATGAATGGAAACATCAGATAGACAAAGTAAGCTTAGCCATAAAACAAACAAAAAGTTTTAGGAGATAAAAAAATGGCTAATGGTGTTGCTCGAACAAGTGGTTATGGAACTTATGCGTCTGATAGCGTATCAAAGTTTATTCCAGAGCTATTCAGTAAAAAGATGCTTAAGAACTTCTATCAGACTACGGCATTCAATGAGATTGCCAACACTGACTACCAAGGTGAAATCAAAGCGTCTGGAGATAAGGTCATTATCCGACATACTCCAGCAATCACTGTAGCAGATTATGCAGTAGGCGGGACTTTGAGCTACGAGGTTCCTGAGGTTGCAAACACTGAGCTCAATATTGATAAAGCTAAATCTTGGTCTTTCAAGATTGATGATATTGATGAGGTTGCCTCTGACCTGAATCTTATGAATGCTTTCGCTGCTGATGCAGGTGAGCGTCTCAAGATTNCTATTGACACAGAGTGTTTTGACCATATCTCAACCAAGGCTGCTGCAAGTAATATGGGGGATCTTGCAGGGGCTATCTCTGCTAATATCAACTTAGGTAAGGCAGCAGCACCAGTTGTTGTTACCTCTGCCACTGCAACGAGTATTATTGTAGATGTTAATCAGGTTCTTGACGAGGCTAACATCCCCTCAGAGAACCGTTGGATCGTACTTCCTGCATGGTTTGTAGCCCTGCTGAAGAAGTCTGATCTTAAGGCTGCTGATATCACTGGTGATAGTGTGTCAGTACTCCGATCTGGTGTTGTAGGGATGGTTGATAGGACCAAGATCATCCAGAGCAATCTGCTCAAGCATGTAACCGACACCACCAAAGAATGCTTCTACTGTATGGCTGGTACGACTGATTCTGTAACTTTTGCAAATCAGTTGGTAAAGACTGAGACCATTCAGATTCCTACCTCTTTTGGCCAGTACATGCGCGGTTTGTCTGTTTATGGCCGTGCTGTAGTTCAGCCAACCGCTCTTGTAGCACTCTACGCTACGAAGTAGTCAACCTAAAGCCTACTAGATTGTAGGCTTATCAAAACCTACAGGCCCTAAAAAGCCTGTAGGACATTTTAATCTTACAGCTCACTATCTCTCAGGAGAGTTTTATGAATGAAGCAGTTTATGTTTATAGGAAAGATGCCCCTAATACCCTTCTGTGTGTATCTAAAGAGCACTACGAAGGCAATAAGGATAGTTTCACTCTAAGTGTAGCAAGCATTGTAGGCCCTATTCCCACAGAGCCTACAAAACCAGTAGAAAAACCCAAAATAGTTAAAACTACTACAAGACTCAAGATGGAGCGTTGATAAAAATGAATTTCCTCTCAATGGCTCAGAAGGTTAGAAAGCTTGTTGGCATGCAGGGTACTGGTCCAGTGACCGTTACTGCAACTGACTATGATTCCATATTTGTAACTCTAGTGAATGATTCTTGGGAAGATATTCAATTAAGCAAGAAGAAGTGGAAGTGGATGAGATCAACTGTGCAGATTACTACAGTTGTAGGGTCAGACTCATACCCCATATCAACTATATTCGGCCCGTCGTTTCATAGGTTTGGCAGGTGGAATACTGAACAATTTTACATATACGATGGAATCTCTAATACACCTCTAAGGTTTATAGAGTACGATGTATTCGTAGCCCTTCACATAAATAACTCTACAAACAGTAGGGTTACATCTTTCACTGTAGAACCCTCAACAAACGCTATAATCATAAATAAGCCAGATAAAGTTTACCTTATCAGGGCCTCTTATTACAAAGCTAAGCAAACTTTAGTTTCAGATTCTGATATACCAGAACTTCCTCTAAATTACCACAATGTTATAGTTTATGATGCAGTAGCTAGATACGCTCTAAATGTTTCTTTGGCTTCTGCATACCAAGGGTATTCTCAAAAGTTCGCAGAGCTATATGACGACTTAGTTAGAGAACAGAACCCAAGAGAAATTTTGAAGGTGAGAGGAATAGTTTAGAAATGACAAGACCAGCACACATAAATTTCCCACAAGTACAAACAACAGTAACATCTTTGGCTGGTGGCCTAAATGAAAATGTGTCTTCTCTAGAGCTAGGGCCTGGAGAAATGGTTTCAGGGTCAGAAAATTATTATATTTCAGATGGAACTACTGGTGGTTATAGGTCTATCAGAGGTTATGAAAGATTCGATGGTCATCCGAGCCCATCATCAGTCAGTGCCTCAGAGGCTGACCACGCAGAAAGAGATGCAGCTAGAGCTCTTATAGGACAAGTACCTGGAGCAGGAAACATATTAGGTTTGTTTGTCTTTAGAGATAAGGTCTATGTGTTCAGGAATAAAGTTGATGGCCTTACTGCTGGAATGTATGTAGAGTCACCGACTGGATGGGTAGAAGTTGATACTTCAACAGACCCTCTAAACCCTAACGGGTCTATAGAATCCGTAGAGTATAACTTTTTAGCCCAACCAACATCAAAGGTTGTACTATGGGCTGACGGCTCTAACCAAGCCAGAATGTTTGACGGAACCACTATTACAGTTATAAACAATGCTGGTATGGGGGTTAATGATACTCCAACCCATTTAGCAGTACATCAGGAGAGATTGTTCCTGTCGTATAATGGTGGCTCTGTTCAGTATAGTGCTGTAGGAGACCCAAACGATTGGGCGACTGGGGCTGGAGAAATAGGGCTTGGAGATGATATAACCTCGCTAACATCTAATATAGGTGGAACTCTTCTTGTAACCTGTGAAAAGTCAATTAAAGTATTAGAGGGAGATTCTAGTCTTACTTGGGCTCTAAAGACTTTTTCAGATAACATGGGGTCTCGTGCTAAGACTCTGAATAAAATCTTCGATACTGTTATATTTATGTCAGGGGCTGTAGTTACTACACTCTCAGCAGCTCAAGAGTTCGGATCGTTTAAGAGTTCGACTATCTCTCCGAAGGTAGCAAATACTCTACGAAAATACTCGCAATCAGCATCAGCAAGTGTTGTTATTAAATCTTTGAATCAATATGTGTTGTTCTTCTCTAATAATGAGATCTTCATCTTTTCATTTTCTGGAAAGAGTTTAAAGGGCGTTACCAGGGCTAATTATAAGATGCCCGTAATCCATGCCTTCAGTTTTGTAGATAATAACGGGATAGGGCATTTCTTCTTCACATCAAACACTGGGTTCGTTTATCAAGGAGGTGTAGGAACCTCTTTCGATGGAGACCCTATCAGCTACAAGTTGCATTTACCTTTTCACCATTATGGGTCTCCAAATAATCTGAAGAAGTTTCAAAGAATAACTACAGAGATTCAGTCAGTATCTGACATGACTATAAGTATTGGGACTTGTTTTAACTACCTATCTCCAGGTACTCCTAGAGGTATTATAGATGATATAGATCTTGTTACTTCTAAAGACTCTTGGGGTAATGGTATATGGGGTGAGATGATATATAGTAGCCCAGCAGCAGTGAACCACTCTACATACAACCTGTATGGAATAGGGTATAATATGGGTTTACGCTTTTCGTCAGAGTCCGCATTCGGTAGCCAGCACACAATACAGAATTTTATAACTGATTATGAAGTTTTA